ACCCTAGTATCGGGGGGGTTTCCGGCGAGTTACCTTGGCAGGTCAGGCCCCACCCCCAACTGGACAGGGGAGGGGGGGTAGGGGGGGCCCTTTGTTTGGTACCTTACAAATACCAAAGTAAAAAATAACAAATGTAACCATTCAACAACTAAACATTAACCCTTGGAAAAACCACAAACCCACGATAAACCGGACTCAACCAGAGGAAGGTCCGATGAATTTCACACCCGAGGACTACGTGGAGATGTTGGACATGGTGATAGATAAGCACCAAATGCTTTTCTACCTTGTCCCAGAAGAAGATGAAGAAACTCGCCGCGAGATCCGTAGAGACCTCGCAATCATGTCAGAGTTACGGATTCAGATCATAGACCACTACGACCTAGTTCAGCATCCCATGCACTAGGTCCACGCTGCCGCTGTTACTCCGTTCCCACGCTGCCGCCGTGGTTTCATCAGCCGATTGGCGACCATCTCAGACATACCACCATGTGATGCTACACAGGCATACTGAAGAGCGTCGAGAATGTGGCTGTATTCGTTTTTGTCGGGCGTAGCTTTGCGCAGTCCGTTGCGGGTCTTACCGTAGCGGTAACCACCCGACAGACCGCGGATCAGCGTGGGGCAATACCGCTCGTCAATGATCATGGCGGGACCACCGTCGCGACTACCCAGCAGCCAGCTCTCGACAGCATTGATCCGCTTGGAGATGTCGTTTGTGGGAGCGGGGAATGCGTGCAGGCCGTTCTTCTTGATCAGGTCGAACGATGTCTCCTCGTACAGCGTAGAGCGCTGCTTGCCGGCCGGGTCACCCACAATGTACACCGACTTGCCGATGTAGCGGTCCTTCATCAGCGTCGGCCGAATGGAGCGTTGGATTTGTAATTCTAGACCGATGTCCTGTGCGATGATTTCTTCGAGGACCAGCAGCCGGCCGCGGTGATCCGCCTGACAGATTATGGCGCAGGGGTCACGGCCGAAGTCGAGACCCACGATAAGGGGATATGATGATATAGGCTCAACCTCGTCAGCCACGTGCCAGTTGCGCTTAAACGACTCGCGGAACACAGCGGACCCCGAGGGGTCATCGCCGTACTGCGCGTGAACGTAACGCTTGCACCAGTCAGCGGAGTTGGAGCGGATGAAACGCTCGTAGTATTTACGGCCCTGACTCAAACGCACAGGATCGTCGGGCGCGAGCTTGAGCGTATCAGGAGTTTGAGTCAGCCACTCAAGATTTTCTGCGTTGTCGGACATACCGCCCGGTTGGATGAAGATTTGCCAGTCCGGTGGCGTCGATACGTCCATGAACTTATGCCAAGGGGTGCCCTCGGCGGGCATATTTGTGTCGGCGATGATGCCCATCCACGTGCAGCCGCCCAGTGTTGCGCCGGGGTAACGCCCGCAGCGGCCGGCCAGAGGGGAGATCAGAGCAACGTCCATCTCGATGGCCTCCGACATCCACGCACCGGTGAGCTGCATCGACAGCAGACGAGCTTGGTCCTCGGGGTTGTCGAGAGGGATGAGGATCCACTCGGAGCGCACATCGCCCAGTGTGACGTAGATCGTGTTCTCGGAGACGCGGAAGTCGGCCACACCCTTGAGCCAGCTTGTTACGTCTTTGAGCACGGTGTCTTTGAGCTGCTTCAGTGTGGAGCGCACAAGGGCGAAGCGGGTGTAGCGGATGCCGTCGGGTGCGGGCTCTTGCTCCAGAGCGCGGCGGAAGAGTTCAAAAAGGCAGGAGGTGGTCTTGCCAGAGCCGACGGGTCCGGCAATCAGCCGGCCGAAACTGTTGCTTTTCATAAATGAAGCACAGGTGGCCGGTGCGGTATACGAGATCGTGGTCATTGAGCCGTCCCTTCGATTACCTGCGGGGTAACATTTTTCTCGACCTTGAGTTGATGATCGGCGCCTAGATTAATCGTTACGACCATACGCTCGCCGTTCCCCATACCATCAACAGACCCCCCGATGCCTGCAAATTTGGAAATTGTCTTGAGAACTTCGGTTTTAGCGGCAAGACCCTCCTTCGGATCATGGGCCCGAGCGAAGAACTCAGGCAGCGCCTCTTCAACAAATGCAAGGGATTTCATCCTGACACGCTCGGATGTGTTCATCCCCGCTTGCCATTCCTCGGTGGCGACGCGAAGACGGTCTTGAAAAAGTGGTAAACCTTGGATAGACTCCCAGTCGCTGCTCCCTATCCCAAGAGATTCAAGGATATCTTCGATAGGCCGCAGGTCCATAGCGATTTCGCGAGCAAGTTTTACGATTGTTAGCTCATCAAAACTAGGTGTTTGCGCAACTAGGCTAGACATCGTATTCTCCGCTGAAGAGGAATTGTTGCATTACCCCCCACTTATACTGTATTTGTAGCAGTATAGTCGAGCGTCAGGACGAGAAAATGGCATCAGAGGCGTTAGGCGGAGTTCTTCGGGTCATCGGACCCAAGCAACTTGACGCTGCCGTGAGGGCACGTGATGAAGAGATGGCTGCTGCGCAGGATGCGTCTATCGCTGGAAATCCTGAGCTAACGTCACTTGCTTCGCACATCCGAGGACAGTTTGATATCTTCAAACGGCACCGGAATAACGCGCTCGCCGGCTGGTCTGACCGGCTCTTGACTGCGATGCGGGTGTTTAATGGCCGATACGACGCCAATAAGCTCAACGAAATCCGCAAATTTGGTGGTTCTGAAGTATATGCACGCATCGTAGCAATGAAATGCCGCGGTGCGTCGTCGCTTTTGCGGGACGTTTACCTGTCTCCCGACCGCCCGTGGGGTCTGGACGCACCTGATGACCCCAAAATCCCACAAGAAATCATGCAATCCGTGAACCAATTGGTTCAATCGGAGATTCAAGCTATGTCGGCGCAGGGCCAACCGGCCGACATCGACACAATTCGTGACCGCACCATGCAACTTGTTGAAGCTGCACGGCAGGCCACGAAGAAAAAGGGCGCTCTACAGGCAAATATTGCCGAGGATAAGCTCGATGGCATCCTGAAAGAGGGCGGATTCTACAAAGCGCTGTCGGAATTTATCACCGACCTACCGCTTTTTCCCTTTGCAGCCATGAAAGGGCCGGTTGTCCGCATTCTGCCCGTAGTTACTTGGGAAGGTAACGCCGCTTCGATCAAACAAATGCCCAAACTGACATGGACGCGTGTGTCGCCCTTCGATTTGTGGTGGACTCCGGGTGTTTCGGACATCGAAGACGCTGCCGTCATCGAGCGTACACGTCTGACTCGCGCCGATTTGAACGATTTGCTGGATTTGCCGGGATACAACACCGAGGCAATCCGCGAAGTGCTAGACTTGTACGGCCGCGGCGGTCTGAATGACGAGATCGACATCACAGATGCTGAGAGAGCAGTCCAAGAATCACGTGAAAACCCGACGATTAACCTTTCGGGGATGATCAATTGCCTAGAGTTTACCGGCAACGTGCAAGGCCGGATGTTACTTGAGGCCGGTATGACCGAAGAGCAGATCCCTGATCCGCTGCGCGATTACTTTGTGCAAGCTTGGATCATCGGGCGGTTCATCATCAAAGTCCAGTTGGCGCCGTCACCCCGCAAGCGTCACCCCTACTACATCACAAGCTTCGAGAAAGTCCCCGGTACTCCGGTGGGCAACGGCTTGCCAGACATCCTGAACGATATTCAAGAGGCCGGTAACGCCACTCTGCGTGCGTTAGTCAACAACCTGTCCATTGCCTCTGGACCGCAGGTCGTTGTTAACGATGACCGTCTGACTTCGGATGAAGATGGTGAAGAACTGTACCCGTGGAAGCGCTGGCACGTTCAGACTGACCCGATGGGTAACAACTCGCAGAAGCCCATCGACTTTTTCCAGCCTCAGTCCAACGCACAGGAACTCTTGAGCGTTTACCAGCAGTTTGTAAACATGGCTGATGATCTGTCTGCCATTCCCAAGTACCTCTCTGGCGGTGGTGCTAGCGGCGGTGCAGGACGAACTGCCTCGGGCCTAGCGATGCTCATGGGCAACGCATCCAAGATTTTGCAGACCGTAGCGGCCAACATTGACCGTGACGTCCTAGAGCCCCTCCTAGGCTCTCTATTCGATATGGTCATGCTGACCGATACTACGGGCCTTCTGACCGGTGAAGAGAAGGTCCGCGTGCTCGGTGTTTCGGTTGCTGTTCAGAAAGAGACTCTGCGGGCTCGCCAGCTTGAGTTTCTCCAGATTACCGCCAATCCTATCGACGCGCAGATTGTTGGGCCCAAGGGTCGTGCTGCTATCTTGCGCAACGTTGCGTCTACCATTGGTATGCCCGGCGCGGACATTGTGCCGTCTGAGGATCAAATGGAAGCAATGCAGAAAGCAGCGGCCGCAACCGCTGCTATGCAAGGAATCCCCGGCCATGGCGGCATGGGTGATCAAGCTGCCGCAGCTCAGGGCGGGCAGAACGACACAGGTGCTTCCGGCGATATGGGTCCGCGCACCAACATCTCAGGGGGCCAGTAATGAAAACTAAACTTCCGGGCGTAAAGCATCACGGGTCAAAAGTGCTGCCGCATCTTGCAGAAGGCGGCACTGTTGGAACTCGTAAAGAGATCTCGGCAACTGCTAAGGGCCGTGCAGCTAAAGCGGCACGTGACCAGTATGCTGCTAACTCTGCTATGCAAGCAGGGCTAGAGCGCAAGATCGACGCCCTACGGATGTCGAGCAGCGATGTTGAGGGCGGCGGTATAAAGCCGGCACAGTACGGCAATTTGCGCAAGCGTTCACCCGAAGGTGACTATATCCAAGGTGCTCCGGCACGAGCATTGGATGGTGCAGCAGCTTTGCGTGTCCAAGAATACGGCAATTACGGCAACATCAAAAACGTCGAACCCAAGATCCGCGCCGACCGCAAGCAGATGAAAGAGGGTCGCCGTTGAAAAATATGTCCAAGCCCCCTCGCTCAGGCGAACCCGCCGT